AAGCTGGAGGGCGGGTCGCTTGCGACCCCGTTTGTTCCGCCCGACTACGCCGCGGAGCTTGCGAAGTGCCAGCGCTACTATCAGGTACGGACAACGAACGACATTGACCCGCTCGACCTGCGCCCGAGTATGAGGACAATAACAGACATCAAGGCAGTAGAAGGAGGATACGCATATGTCGCAGAACTGTAACGATATAATCGAGCCGCGCGAAACAGACGAGCAGCGCGCCGCCCGGGAAAGCCGGCTCAGAGCCGCAGAGATATCCCGCAGATTCGCGGAGATAGACCGGGAGCGTATACGTCCGCTTGCGGCAATAGTCGCAGGCGTCGGCACTGACGAGGACAAGAGCAGGCTCAAGGCGCTTGAGGAAGAAGCGGCACAGCTCCGTGCGGTGCTCGCAGATATGGAGGATAAAGATGAAAATAATTGATAAGCTCATTCCTATTAATAAGTATAACCGCCCAGGAAGCAAGTCAACTCCGAAGCGCATATGTGTGCATTATACCGGACAGGCTGGAACTGATGCGGACAGGTTGGCGCTGTTTTATTCGAATGTCGCAACGGGAAGATTTCCTAATAAGCCGAACAACTGGACGAGCACGCAGTACATAGTCGGACTGAACGGCAAGGTAATCCGTGTTGTTCCCGATAACGAGACAGCCTATGCCGCAAGTGGCAAAAACGCCGGAACGCTGCATATCGAGGTCTGCTATTCAAAGGCAAGCGGAGAATTTGAAACAGCGTCTATGTCGGCTCTGCGCGAACTGGTACAGTACCTTATGAAGAAGTACAATATCTCGGCTGGAAATGTCCTGCGGCACTATGACCTGACAGGTAAATACTGCCCGTGGTACTATGTTGATGAGAACCGCTGGGCTGTTCTGCATGAATATATAACGTCCGCTGCTGTCGATCAGAAGAATCTGTACCGTGTTCAGGTCGGAGCGTTCAGCAGCAGGGAGAATGCCGAGCAGTATATGAATAAGGTAAAAGCCGCAGGGTTCGGCGCTTTAATTGTGGAGGTGGATAATAATGCTTAACAAGCTGGCTAAGCTTATAAACGTTAAATCTATCGTTACGCTGGTACTTACCGGCGTATTTTCTTA